GCTATACTAATCTCTGTTCTATCACTAGATATAGATTTTATATAGTATGATGAATATGGAGATGAGTTTAATTCGTTATTTAAAAATTTATAAATAACATCATATGAACCTTGATTATAACCTCTACTTATAAGATCTCGCTCAGCATCTATATCAATTGTTGATAATGAACCAGTATTAATGATAGTATTATCTGGGGTAAGATATGCTGTATAATTATATGATGTAAAATTAGTATTATTCTTTACTCCAATTACTGTATATTCAATATAATTTTCTGATGGGTTGAAAACAGTTGGGATCTCACTATTGACAATAAGTCCACTCTGGTTTGGAGAGTAAGATGGTAAGAAATTAGATAAATCTATTGATGAAGTATTAGCCGCCATTTGTTGATCCTGATAATTGTAGTTGTAATATAGTTTGGTTAGCTAGTAGTAGATCTTGTCTTAAACTTGTTATTTCATCTAATAATACTTGTATTTCTTCTGAAGTAAAGGTAGATCCTACATATTGGCTACTTTGTTGAATTAGGTAAGTATGTGAGTTAGTATCTCCATCTATGGGGATGTTATAAAATAAACTCTCATATAATCTAAAAAATTCATTAACTCCTACTGTTTCTTCTAATGGGAGTGTAGGTGTTTGAATGTTGCTAAAAGTAGTATCAATAGTATTTTTATATTGATTTTTATCGTAAATTGTTTTATTTAATGTATAATTAGCCATTTATTACTTTAAAACTATAATTATTATCAAATACTAAAGTACTACCATTAATTGCGGTTTTAATTAAAATTGTATAATACCTTTCAGGTTGTAATCCATTCATGTATAAATCAAAATAACTACTTTGATTATCAACACTCAATTGAGTGAATTGTTCATCGAAGTTAATAACAAATTCATTAGTATCCAAGTCTTTTACAGCATAATATGAAGAAGTAGGTAAATAATAATTTGTAGTATAATATGAAGCAGTTTGATATATTCTAACTGGATACTCTGGTCTAGCATTTACTCTAAATCTATTTACACTTTCAGGATAAAATATACCTGGGTTTTCAGCTATGTCTACAAAAGCAGGTAGTGTGTTTAATATGGTTAATCCTGATGAGCCAGTATTAAAGCTATAATCTCTCCATTTTATCTCTAATTGTGGGGGGTAGATAGTATGAGTATCTCTTGAAAAATATCTTAAAACATTATTATATTCTAGACTATCAATAAATTCATCTTCTTGTTTAACTATAATACCATTATTTTGAATTAGACTACTAGTCCATGCTTTAACTATATTAGTAACATTAACATTAATATCAAAATCATCGAAGTAACTAAATGTTTGGGACGCAGTCACCGTAGGTACTATAGATGGATTAGATGACCCAGTAAACCAAGTACCTCCACCTGCAGATGAACTATAAGATGCGGTAACAAATGGAGAAAAGGAAGATGTAGCCCATCTTGAAGTAGTTGAAGCTCCTCTATAAGTCCAATTTACACCATTTGTATATTCAGGAGTATAAGCAAATTTTCCTGTTCCCATTTCCCAAGATTGAGAAATAGGATAAAATTCTAAAGTAGTATCAATATTTAATCCATCTCCATAAGCTAAATAAGCTAAGAATGAAGCACTCCATGAAGCATTACCTACTTTATTAGTTAATACATCTGATATTTCAGTTTGGGAGAATTGGACTAAAAATCTGTTTGCTTGAGTATTACCACTGTCTTGAGCATCCTCAATGCTTACATCTAATATCTCATCCAACCCAGTATTTTTATTAGGGTATCTTGAATAGATAGTAGCATCTTTAGTAGGAAATAATTTATAAATAGCCATATATTAATAAATATGAGTTATTAAAAAGATACAACTTTACCTTTAATATCTGTACTAGGATATTTAACTTCAAATATCATAGGATCTAAACTTGGATATATTGTGTTATTTTGAGTAGCTCCTGGAATGTCATATGAGTATGGAGAATAACCTAGACTTAAACCAGTTTTATTAACTATACTAACTGATTTAACAGTTTGGACTCCATCTATTTTATCTAAAAGAATATATAAATCTCTTAATATTATTGGTTCATTAATTTGCCAATTATCAATATTAAAATAATTTTGTAATGATGTTATACAATTAGTTAATACTAAATTATTATTATATTGAGGTAAAGTTATTATTTCAAAATCTACACCTATGTTAATAATAAAAGCATCTTTAATTTTTATTGAGTCATTTATCACTCTATATTGTGAGATATAAGTTGATAAATTTTGTTTTAAAGCGTTAGATGCTGTTTTTAAATTTTTATTAGCATCATAAGCTAAAATGAAAAAATTTATAGTTGATGGAGCTTCCCCAAGTGAAAGAGAAGATAATTTTTCTGACTCCATATATACTTTTGCTATTGAGCCATATTCAGCAGGTAAACTTAAAGCTCTAACTAAATAATCATTTTGTGTGACTGTACGTAATTGAGTACTAAAATTCTCAATAGAGTTAAATTTTAATTCTTCTATAGTATCACCATCTTGACCACCGGTGGCCGCAGCTAAATTATTACATCCTGCACTGCTATATACTATATTAGCTACAGCTGAATTTAGACCAGTTACTTGAAATTTTTGATCATTAGATGATATATTATTAAGAGTATTAGAAGATACATTAGCTGTGACTCCTCCTCCTGTTAAATATCTTACAGTTAAAGTTGTATTATATGGGGCAATTCCATAAGTATCTGTATATAAAAAGTTAGATGGGGAGAAAGCTGTATTTAGTTTTGATTGCTTATAAGGTAAACCTAAACCTACATTATCTGGATTAGGAATAACTTCTTCATCTGTATTTGAGGTGTTAGTACCTGCTCCAAATTGGATTTGTAAATTAGTATCTGATGTTAGTCTAGTAACAAATCTACGTTGTACTTTTTTGAGTTGAAGTAAATATGGTGTATTGTTATCATCAGATGAGAAATTAGGATTATTAATATTAGTGTTTTTAATACTATCAAAAATAGTCTCTTGGGCTAAATAAGGTACCTCATACCAAATATTTCCATCACTATCTACTACATCTAAAATTCCTATAATATTACTAGCCACAATATCTACTGTTGGAAACTTTTCTGGGGGCCCAAATGTAAATGTTTTGGTATTAATAGTGGAGGATATTGCTTTTCTAGTCTTTTTTAATAAGAAATATTCTGGGATACCTGTTCCTGTATTAATAGTAGATACAGTAATATCTAATGGATCTGATGAACTAGAGAAAGAAAAATCGATATCATCTTGTATCAAAAAATTAAAATTACTTTGAGCTGTATTAGTATTATTAGATGAATTGACTGTTGTATTTGGTGGGAAATATAGAGCGTAATCTAAATCAGGTACATATATACCACCAGAAAATTTTGATGGTACTTCTTGAAATATATCTACATCAACAATAGCTACTCCTGTAGCTTTAGGTTTATATCCTAACATATATGCTAATGAGTATAAATTATTGGTTTGCTTAGCATACTCAATAAAGTTCTCTTGAATTTGATTATCTAAATAAAAAGATAAAACATCACCAATATATGCTGACATTTCCATAAACATCATCCCTGGGGATGTGTCTGAAAAATCATTGTAAGTATTTGGATAGTAAGTTTTAGCAAATTCAGTAAGAGATTTTTTGAATTCGTTAAAATCTTTATTTAGGTAATTTATATTTGTAGCCATATTATATGGAAATATTTATTGTTTCTGGGGTGTTATTTAATATAGAATAGGTTATTGATATATTCACAATATTCTCATCATATAATGGTTGGATATTTATACTTAATACTCTTATATTAGGAAATAAATTATTTATATCTCTTATTAAATTATTTTCTAAATTTGACACACTAATTGGGGTCACATTTTCAAATAATTGAGCTCTTAAATTAGCTCCAAAATTAGGATTAAATACCCTTTCATTATTATTAGTTAATATATAATTAATAATATTAGATTTAATTTGTTCTGATGTTGTGTAAGTTGTATTAAAAACAGCAGGACCATTAAAAGGAATAGACACTCCTACCCCAACACGTTGGTTAATATCTAAAGGATGTTTATTTGGTATTCTATAAGCCATTTATTATCCCATTAATCCCATTATTTGATCTAAACTTACTTCACCACCTGGTAAACTTGATCCTTCACCTATAGTACTAACTGGGGGTGGAGTGTAAGCAGGTTGAGCATGTGATGAATTAGCAGTCACAACTGTGTCAAATTCACCTCCAATCATACTTCTTAGATTGCGTCTAAGATCATGGTTTACTGTTGTTGGAGCATTATAAGTAGGAGCAGGAGTATAATTTTCCTGTATTACTGTTTTAGGTGATTTAACTGCTTCAAGTAGAATATCTTTTAATTCATCTTGAATTGCTTCACGTACTGCTTCTTTAATTAATTTTTTTCAAATATCGATTTTCATATTATTATAAATATTTGATTATTCAGCTGTTAAATTAGGATTTGAA